CCCTCTAGACTCGCAATGCCTCTGGTGAGCCTCGCATCCAGTTGATTGAGTCCCACCGCGTGGCTTGCGCCGACTCGGCCGCACCAGAGCCGCATATGGTGGACGGCATCCACTTCGGCAAGTACGGCCGCCCAGACTGGTACAACGTCATCCGTTCCGACGGATCGTCCAGGAAGGTGGGGGCGAATGCCGTGATGCACGTCTACGAACCAGAAGTCGCCTCTGGCGCGCGGGCCTACAGCCCTCTCCAGCACTCCATCAACAACATCGTTGATATGCTGGAAATCGTCAGCCTTGAGAAGTTTGCCGTCAAGATGAACGGTGACGTCGTCCGTACCCTCACCCGCGAGACCGCCCAGTTTGATGGCGCGCAGTCTGACTTTGAAGCCTTCGGGATGCGCCCGCAGGACTGGGGTGACGGCCAGACCAATCCAAACGAGGCTTCCACCTTCATCGGTGGGAAGATTCTTGCCCTTGCTCCAGGTGAGCGCCTAGAGTCCTTCCAATCTAATCGTCCTAACCCGACCTTCAATGGATTCCTGGAATATCTGGTTCGTGATTCCGTGGCTGGAACTCTACCTTACGAGTTCCTGTACGATCCCTCCAAGGCTAGTGGCAGTTCGATGCGCCTCATTGTGGCGAAGGCTGACCGTAAGTTCCAGCACCTCCAGCGCGTACTTATCAACCGATTCTTGACCCCTGTCTGGGGCTATGTGATTGGTAGCGCCATCGCACGCGGTGAACTACCTTCCTGCGAGAACTGGAACAAGGTCATCTGGACTACCCCAAAGCGCGTCACAGTCGATGCTGGCCGAGATTCCGCCCAGAACCGCGCCGACATCGAGTTCGGCCTCAAGACCATTGGCGAGAACTGCCAAGAAGAAGGCGAACACTTCTCCACGATGCTTCGTCGTCGTGCCGTCGAGTCCAAGATGTTCCTCGACGCCTCCAAGGAGTATGGCGTTCCGCTCTGGATGCTCCTCAAGCCCACCAACGTCGGACTCCAGGATATCGGCGACTCCGACAACCTTGAGGCCGATGAACAGGTCGATGAGGATGGCGAACAGAACAAGGAAAACGAAGATGGCGAAAACGATGAAAATGAGACCCAACTGGACATCGATGACGCCAATTCCGATGAACAAGAAGACCCCCTAGGTCGCTGATTTTCTTTTTTATTTTTTCAAACCAATGAAGAACCTTCTTAACGCATTCAAGGGCAGTCGCCCTCTGAAGATCAATTTGATGCGCGCCAAGACCTACCTTGAGGCCGTGGCCGACATCAACATCACCACAGAAACCAACGCCAGCGCCGTCAACGATATGCTGGAGTTGATGTTTGGTAAGCCTCGCCAGATGGAAGTCATCGGCCGAAAGGCCGTCATCCCTGTCTGCGGTGTCATCGGCAAGAACCTGTCCGAAATCGAAAAGCGTTGCAATGCGGTTGACTTGAACGACATCACCGAGAACCTCAAACTGGCTTTGGCCGATCCTGCCATCGAGGAAATCGTTTTCGACTTCAACTCTCCAGGCGGCACGTGCGACGGCCTTGAAGAACTCGGTGAAAAGATTGAAAAGTCCGCAAAGCGAACCACGGCCTTCAGCGAGACCGAGTGTTGCTCTGCCGCTTACGAACTGGCATCCCGCTGTGACCGAGTCTATGCCACCCCTTCCTCCTCTTGGGGGTCTATTGGTGTGTACATCGCCTTCGCCGACCTCACCGAAGCCTACGCGATGGAAGGTGTGAAGATGGACGTAATCAAGGCTGGCAAGCACAAGGCTATGGGCTTGGAAGGCACGTCCCTAACCAAGGACGACAAGAAGTACCTCCAGGACGACGTCAATGAGCGTTGGGATCAGTTCAAGTCTACCATCAAGCGCCGCCGCCTGTTCGCAAAGGACGAGGATATGGAAGGCCAAGTCTTTGAGGGCAAGAAGGCCGCTGATAAGGGTCTTGTGACTGGCATCGTGGATGGCATCGACGCCATCCTCCTTGACTGATTTTGACTCTAGGCTAATTGCAATATGACCATCGAAGAGTCCTTCAACAAGATCAAGGAGGCGCTTGGCATCAAGTCCGCTGAAGCGGACACCATCGCTACCGAACTCAATGCGGCGCGCACTTCCTTGACCGAAAAGGAAGCCACCATTACCGAACTGATGAAGTCGGTCGATGCTCACAGGGCTGAACTCGCCAAGGCCGCCACTCGCATCTCGGAGATGGAAAACACCGTCGCCGAGGCCGTCAAAAAGTACGCCGCCCTGGAGCAGTCCTTTGAGACCGCCGCCAAGAAGGCCGCCAAGATTGCCGCCTCCGTAGGCGTCGAGCCTGTCGAGTGCGCCCCTGTCGCCGACACCGCCGCGTCCAAGACCAACGAAGAAGTCGCGCAGGAATGGGCCGCCCTCAAGCAAAAGGACGCCAAGGCCGCATCGGAGTTCTATTCCAAGAATCGCTCCGCGATCCTGGCCGCCGCTAATCTTCGATAATTTCACCCCTCACCCAATAAACAAATATGGCTAACGCTATCGGAGGTCTAACCCTCCAACTCGTCGCTGAAGAATCCCTGCGGACGCTCGTTCCGCAACTCCAGCCTCTCACCAAGATTGCCGTCACCGACTTTGGCGCTTACGTCGCCGAGCGCGGTACGACTGTCCACACTCGCTACGCTGGCAAATTCACCGCCGCCGACTACTCTCGCGCGACTGGCTTTGCTACCGTTGACGCCGTGTCTACCGACGTCCCTGTGACGCTGGTTGACCAGAAACACGTCACCATCGGCTTCACCGACTACGAAGTCGCTACCCTCTCCCTGGATCGCCTTCGCCGTCTCTTTATGGCCCCGATGGCTAACGCCGTCGTCAAGTCCCTGTTTGACCAAGTCCTCACCAAGGTCGATAACGACTTTACTGATGGCTACTCTGGCGCGCAGTCTGGCTTCAACCGCATCGCTGTCTCCAACATCGCCAAGAGCCTTACGCTCGCCAACCTTCCGCAGGAAGGCCGCGCCGCGCTCGTCTCCCCCGATGCCTACCAGCAGTTGATCTCCGACCCTGTCATCGCGCAGGCGTTCTCCATCGGCACGTCCGACGTCATCCGTGGCAACCGCCTCGGTATGATTCACGGCGTTGACTTCTACGAGTACAACGGCTTCGACGCCGCTGGCATCCAGGCTGGCCTCAATGGCGTCGTCTCCTGCCGCGAAGGTCTTGTCGTCGTGACCCGCGTCCCTGCCGCTCCCACGACTGGTGGTGGCGAACAGACCATCGTGACCGACCCCGACAGCCAGTTCTCCTACGCTCTCCGCTACTGGTACGACTGGACGCAGGGTCTGCACAAGTTGTCCGCTACTTGGCTCATCGGTTCTGCGAAGGGTAACCCCGACGCGCTCCAGAAGATCAAGTTCACCTCGTAAGGTTTCGAGGGGGCAAGTGTCCTCCTCACGCGCCAATGCAAAGAGGCCGCTCCATTTCGGGGGCGGCCTCTTCCTTTTGACCTACGGCAAAGCGTATGGGATTTTTTGAAGATGCCGCCGCTGACGCTCTTTCCATCCTCGACGAGGTAGGCAAGGACATCACAGTTAAAATCGTCCCTGGAGGCACGCCAGTAGCCCTCAAGGCTATGCTCACCCAGCCGATGGTCTTACAGGATATGGAGACTGGCGGTTTCCTCAACCAGACCACCTTTGAGGTCAAGGTCTTGAGGTCTACCAATACCACCTATCCAGGCTTGTTTGCCTACGGCAATATTGTGACCTACAACGGAGAGGAATACCGCATCGTAGCCGTCGCTGACCGACCCCCAGCCGCCTGGATCATTGCCCGCGTCCAGACGAAGGTTCAATGAACACTCGGGGAGGAGTCGTAACGGTAAAGAAAGGCGTTGTCGTCAACCAGCAGGAGTTCCGTCAACACCTAGGCGCTTACTTGCTCGTTATGGGCGGCTCGGCCGCCAAGTTGCTCCAGAAGCAGGCAAAGTTGTTCTGCGACGATATGCTGGACTTCACGATGCCATTTGCTGGCGGTATGGGTCACGATGGCAGATCCAGACAGGCGCAGAAAGTTGGACAGGACGTCGTCGAAAGCCAGATTTCAAAAATCTTCGTCCCATTGGCCTATGTAGGTGCTGGTGAAATCTTGAGTTACGGACACGTCGGCATCTTCAACGCTTGGCTACGCGCCAGAAAAAGCCTACCAGACCCCAAGTTGCCTAATTGGCTGTTGAAAGACCCATACAGTAATGCTGGCCTATCAGCCTGGAATAAGTTCCAGAACTGGAAGTTTGCCCAAGATCAAGCCTTGTCTGCCCACGGCGTTGACCTTTCAACCTACTACACAGGCAACATCAAGGCTCTCCACGAAAAAGCCAGAGGTGGAAACAAGGTTTCAGAGTATTTCGAGCATATGGCATCGCACGCAATGTTTGGCGACAAGTACGTCGTCGATGACAACGGCGAGAAGGTCAAAGCCTACATCAAGCGCGTCCAGGCTAGGGTTGGCGAACTCAAGGCTGGCTGGTACAGCGCTGGGTCTCAAATCGGCAAGATCAAGGCGGGTGCTTGGATTAAGGGTAATCAATGGGGTACTGGCATCGTGAACAACAAGTTGAATAACCCAACCGTACCCTGGATCGAGGTCGGCAACCGCGTACAAGGACTACACAGGGCTACCAAGGACGGCTACAGGCTGGCCGTCAACTACAGGGCTTACTCTATGCGGGTTGAGATGTACGAGAAACTCGTAAAACAAGGCCGAGCCGATATGCTTTATCACCTTGCCTCCCATCACAGTCTTGGGCAGGGTTTCAACCTAAACCTCCCCTAACAATGAGCGCACTCATCCGATCCATCATCGAGGACAAGTTTTCGACCTACTTGTCTACAAACATCCCTGGAATTCTGGTCAACAAGGGCATCACACCCGACCTTCGGCAGATGCCGATGATTATCGTCTATGCCTCCAGCGCCGCCCCAGAACGAGACCTTGGTTCTAACAACTTGGGTAATTACAGCGTTAAGGTCGAAATTTACGTCTATTCTTCGGCCGATGATGATACCCTCCAGACCCACCGAGAGCGCGTATCCAAGATTCACGGATATATGTCCGATGGTGAAGCCTTGAAGTCCCTATGGGGTGTCAACGAGGGTAAATTGTACGCCTGCTGGATCGAGT